TCTCGGTGTGCTTGCTGAAGGTGAGACGCCCTCTGCGGCTACGTCACAAGACGCCTTGATGGCGTTCAATCAAATGATTGATTCGTGGAACACAGAGCGTTTAGCCGTGTTTTGCACACAAGATCAAATCTTCACATGGCCCGCAGGCTTAATTAGCCGCACCCTTGGCCCAACTGGTGACTTTGTTGGCCTTCGCCCTATTTTGCTTGATGACGCTACGTACTTTAAAGCAAACAACGGCGTGTCTTACGGCATCAAGATGATTAACCAACAGCAGTACAACGGTATTGCTGTTAAGACCGTAACGTCCACCTACCCACAAGTTATGTGGGTAAACATGACGTTCCCCGATATTGAGATATATCTCTATCCAAGGCCAACGCAAGACTTAGAATTTCACTTTGTATCGGTTGAAGAACTAAATCGCCCCGCCACGCTATCCACGGTGCTGTACTACCCGCCTGGCTATCTGCGTGCGTTTACATACAACTTGGCCATGGAGTTTGCCCCTGAGTTTGGCGTTGAGCCAAGCCCACAAGTGCAGCGCATTGCGATGACTTCTAAGCGTGACCTCAAACGCATCAACAACCCTGATGATGTGATGGCACTGCCTTACGCATTGGTGGCCAACCGCCAGCGTTTCAACATTTATGCCGGTAACTACTAATGAAGACGCCGATTCTTGGCTCTACTTATGTAGCGCGGTCTGTCAATGCGGCAGACGCTCGGATGGTCAATCTGTTTCCAGAGATCGTCCCAGAAGCCGGTAAAGAGCCTGCGTTCTTGAGCCGCGCCCCTGGGCTAAAGTTACTCAACACTATTGGCAACGGCCCGATCCGTGGTTTGTGGGCGTTCTCATCTAGCGACAGCACAGCTTTTGTTGTTTCTGGCACAGAGCTGTACAAGATCACCACCGCTTATGTAGCCACACTGATCGGCAATGTGTCAGGCACTGGCACAGTCAGCATGGCCGACAATGGCACGCAATTGTTTATTGCGGCCAATGGCCCTAGCTACATTTACAACAACACGACAAACGCCTTTGGCCAGATAATTGACCCAGATTTCCCAGGCGCTGTAACTGTGGCCTATCTAGACGGCTACTTTGTGTTCAACCAACCCAACAGCCAGTTGCTGTGGATCACGCAACTGCTAGACGGCACATCTATCGACCCACTCGACTTTGCAAGCACTGAAGGTTCTCCTGACGGCTTGGTAGCCGTGGTGTCTAACTTTCGTGAAGTTTGGGCGTTTGGCACAAACTCAATTGAAGTCTGGTACGACACTGGCGCGACTGACTTCCCCTTGCAACGCATCCAAGGCGCGTTTAACGAGTTGGGCTGCGCTGCCCCTTACTCGGTTGCCAAAATGGACAACGGCTTGTTCTGGCTTGGCCGTGACCGCCGTGGTCAGGGCATTGTCTACCGCGCCAACGGCTACACCGGCCAACGCATCTCAACCCACGCTGTTGAGTGGCAGATCCAACAGTATGCCGACATGTCGGACGCGATTGGCTATACATACCAACAAGACGGTCACAGCTTTTATGTACTGGTTTTCCCTAGTGCTAACACGACTTGGGTTTATGATGCGGCAACGCAAGCCTGGCATGAGCGTGCAGGATTTAACAATGGCGCGTTTACCCGTCACCGTGGCAACTGTCAGATGGCGTTTAACAACAAAATTGTCATTGGCGACTTTGAGAACGGCAACATTTACGCCTTTGACTTAGACGACTATTCGGACAACGGCAGCATCCAGAAATGGTTGCGTTCATGGCGTGCATTGCCTACGGGCACTAACACCCTCAAGCGCACAACCCAGCACATGTTGCAACTGGACTGCGAGTCTGGTGTGGGTTTAACTGGCTCAATGATTGCCGAAACCATATATCTGCTAACTGAAAATAATGATTATTTAATTACCGAAAGCGGCGATTATTTAATTAGCGATGACACAACGCCCCTTACTCAAGGCAGCGACCCTCAAGTTATGTTGCGCTTCTCAGATGACGGTGGCCACACATGGTCAAACGAGCATTGGACATCTATGGGCAAGATTGGCCAGTATTACAAGCGCGTCATTTGGCGGCGTCTGGGCATGACCACCAAGTTGCGTGACCGTGTTTATGAAGTGTCTGGCACTGACCCTGTGAAAATTGCAATCATGGGCGCAGAACTAATTCTGAGTCCAACGAATGCCTAGCCCTAACGCTACGCCAACGCCGATCACGCCACCCCGAGTGCCGTTGATTGACCCACGCACGGGTCTGATTGACCGCGCTTGGTATTTGTTTTTTCTGTCGCTTTTAGATGCGGCCACGATTGTGGACGATGGCGACATTGGCCAGAACGTAGAATCCTTGCTTGCGTCTTACGATGCGGCTTTGCTCTCGGTCAATCAGGAGTTGCAGACCCTACCGCCAGTAGTCACCTTACCAGTTCCTGACGTATTAACTGACTGCTGCTCTGCCTTAGAGTCCCAAGTGGCCGAGATGCAAAAGCAGATCGAGGCGTTGCAAGTGCAACCCATTGTTGACACCGCAGCTATTACTGCCGCCATTAACGCCGCATCGTCAGCGCCAGTCACCAAGACCGCTGACTTTACAGTAGCTGACAATGAGACTTGGATTATTAACAATAAGTCAGGTTCGACTTGTACGGTAACTCTGCCCACGGCAAGCGCATGGACGGGCCGAGAACTTACTTTTAAGAATTTGCAGGCTCAGACCTTGGTGTCTGCATCTAGCAATGTTGTGTTGATTGACGGCACAGTCGCTGGCACAGCAATCCTCTTGGCAGTTGTAGGAAATTGGGCGACAATGGTGTCTGACGGCACAAATTGGATCATCATGCAACAAGCCGCTAACAATTGCCTCTTATTGGAGTAAACCATGACAGTCACCGTCAAAGTCCTCGTACCGGCTAAATTTGCCGAAAACGCCCAAACAACCCAGTACACAGCGACTGGCGTTACAGCCATCATTGACAAGTTCACAGCGACTAACATCAGCGCGTCTGCCGCCACGATCAGCGTGAACTTGGTTACTGTTGCTGGTTCTGCGGGTAACACCAACTTGATCACCAAGACCAAGACCTTGCAAGCGTCTGAGGTCTACACGTTCCCTGAACTGGTTGGCCAAGTCCTTGGCGCGGGCGACTTTATCAGTACAATTGCAGGCACAGCCAGCGCAATCAACATTCGCGTTTCTGGACGTGAGGTGACCTAATGCGTGTAACCTACGGCAAGGGTTTTGACGTTGTGCCAAACGCGCCAGTCAAGGTGCGTTTTCGTGAAACTGTGCTTGCAGCCCAACAAGAAATGCAACAAATGATTGACAGCGGTGTCGCTCAATCTGCGTTGGAAGACTGCACTTTAAAACACTACTTCACACCCAAAGACGAAAAGTATGGGTGCAGCACATACGCTAGAGAAATCTTTCTGCCAAAGGGTTCATTTGTTATTGGCAAGATTCATAAACATCCGCATTTGAACTTTATTTCCAAGGGCCGAGTCAAAGTATTTACTGAGTTTGGCGACAAGCATTTGGTAGCGCCATGCACTTTTATCTCTGAAGTTGGGTTAAAACGCGCTGTATACGCTGAAGAAGATACTATTTGGACAACAGTCCATCTAACAAAGTTTGAAAACGAGTCTGATTTAGATAAAATTGAGCAAGAGGTAATTTCCCCAACTTATGATGATATGGGGTTAATTTCTTCAACTAACACACCGCTTAAACTTGCGGAACAAGGGGAAAAGCCATGACATGGGTAGCAACAGCAATAGTAGGTTCAGCTGTAGTCGGCGCAAGTACATCTAGAAGCGCGGCTAAAACACAAGCTAGTGCAGCGGCTCAAGCCTCTGATGTGCAAAAGCAAGTTGCTGATCAACAAGTCGCGTTGCAACGCGAAATGTTTGAGAAAACCCGCGAAGACCAAGCGCCTTATCGCACGGCTGGCTATAACGCATTAGCTGAAATGCAACGCACGGCTGGCAACGTGCCTGGCGCGTTTAAGTTTGGCGCAAGCGATTATCAAGCTGACCCAGGCTACGCATTTCGTTTGGCAGAAGGCCAGAAAGCGCTTGATCGCCAAGCAGCTGCCCGTGGCGGGTTAATCTCTGGTGGCGCTTTAAGAGCCGCGCAACGCTACGGTCAAGAGATGGGTTCACAAGAGTTTGGCAACGCATACAACCGTGCTTTAACTGGCTACAACACTGATGTGGCGCGTGAGAACCAGTTGTACAACCGTCAAGCAGCGTTGTCTGGTATCGGTCAAACTGCCACTAATTTAGTTGGCCAAGCTGGTCAGAACTACGCAACTAGCGCTGGTGGTGCATTAGGTACATACGGCACAAATGTGGGTAATTTAATAACTGGTGCTGGCGCAGCTCAAGCGGCTGGCCAAGTTGGCGCGGCTAACGCTTTAACTGGTGGCTTAGGTACTTACCTAAACTATACCCAAGGCAATGCGTTGCTTAACGCTTTGCAAAGAAATCAAGCTATGCAAATGGTAAATACTGGTGGTTATTCTAACGTGCCATCATATATGGTTGTTCAACCACCTGGAGGAATTTGATTATGGCGCTCAATCCAAGCATTTCTCTTGGCGTTAGACCACTTGAAATAGCCAACCCGTTGGCTCAATATGGTCAAGTTGCGGCGCTTCAAAGCGCACAAAATCAAAATCAATTGGCTCAGTATCAACTTGGCGCTGCTCAACGCGCCGAAGCAACGCAAAATGCGTTAGCTGATGCTTACAGTCAATCTATTGACCCTGATACCGGCACAATCAATTACAACAAATTGACTGGTCTTTTGGCAAAAGGCGGTGGCGGGTCACAAATTCCAGGCATTGAAAAAACACGCCGCGAAATTGAAGCTGCTGCGCTTGCTGCCAAAAAAACTCAAGGTGAAATTGAAAAAAATCAATTTGACTTGCAAGACAAAAAATTGAAGTTTGCTTGGAACGCAGTCGGATCAGCTTCAACCCCACAAGCAGCAATATCTGAATTGACTAAAGGTGCCAAGAATGGCGTGTTTGATATGAAATCGGCTACTGCCGAAATTCAGCAACTTCAAAACATGACGCCTGAACAGTACCAACAATACAGAGTTCAAAAAGTCATGGGCATTTTGGACGCCAAAGACAAACTTGGGTTTATGTTACCAAAGACACGCGATAGGGATATTGGTGGTGTAATCCAAACTATCCAAGACAACCCCGCATTGCCAGGTTATGGTTTGCCAATTGCTGGTGGGGCTATATCCAAAACGCCAACATTTGCCGATATAACTAGCCAAGGTCAACTTAACGTAGCGCGACAGAAACTGGCTCAAGAAGCGCAGGGCGTCACTTATCAACAAGACGCGCAAGGTAACATTATTGCGTTACCGTCACGGCTTACTTCAGGCGCCGTGCCTGTTGCAATGCCGGTTACTGGCGAGGGCGGCGCTCCCGTTAAAGGTAAGCCGTCAGCGTTTGCAGAAAAGACTGCGGCGCAAAAAGTGCAAATGGGTAAAGACCTTAACTTTGCGATTACACAACTAAGTGACATCACAAAAGATGGTGGTTTGATTGACCAATCTACTGGTAGCGGCATAGGTCGAGGCGTTGACATCGGCGCAGGACTTTTTGGCCAAGC